CTACGCTTTTCGACCAAATCCCAAAAGTGAGGTTTGTAAGGAGCCTGTTTTGGTTTGAACTTACCAACATGGGCCGCTTTCTTGTAGTTACAAGGCTTGCAGGCCGTAGTAGAGTTTTCCCAAGTGGTCTTACCGCCCAAACTTACAGGGTGTACGTGATCCAAAGTAGCAGTTTGATCTGTTACTTCTGTGCCACAGTATTGACAAGTATACTGGTCTCGTAAGAAAACATTGCGTTTTGAAAGACGCATGGTGCTTTTTGGTTTTTGATACTCTTTGAGCATGATCACCGCGGGCACACGAGTTTCCCAACGTGCGGATCTTATGATCCAATCGTCGTGCCATGCCAATACTTCTACCTTGTCCAAAACGAGGTAGCGAATGGCTTCCTGCCAATCTACCGTGCTTAGTGGTAGAAGGCTAACAGGTTGCATGTCTGCATTCAAAAGTAAGGTGCTGCTCATTTTTTAATTCCAGTTAACACAGTATTTAACCTAGTTATTTTATGATAGAATCAGACTAGCGTCAACCAAATATTTCTGCTAATATATAGTTTGTCACAACAATAAAAGGAACGATATGACACTAGTACCAATGGTAGTTGAATCTACATCAAAAGGCGAAAGAGCTTTTGATATCTATAGTAGACTGCTCAAAGAGCGCATTATTATGCTGAACGGTCCTGTAGAGGATCACATGGCTAATCTTGTGGTAGCACAGCTTTTATTCTTAGAAAGCGAAAACCCAGACAAAGATATAAACTTATTCATTAACAGTCCTGGCGGTGTAGTCACAGCAGGATTGAGCATCTATGATACCATGCAGTTTATTAAATGCGACGTGGCTACTTATGTTATGGGACAGGCCTGCTCAATGGGTTCGTTCCTAGCCAATGCAGGTGCCCCCGGCAAACGTTTTATGTTGCCCAATGCTCGTCATATGATCCATCAGCCCAGCGGTGGCGCCAGAGGTATGGCATCGGATATTGAAATCAGCTACAAAGAGATTATGCACATCAAGAAACGTTTAACTGAGCTGTATGTTAAACACAATACCAAAGGCAAGACCTATGAAGAGTTTGAGCGTGACATGGACCGAGACAAGTTCATGAGTGCTGAAGAAGCATTGGAGTACGGCTTGATTGATAAGATTATAGAGAAAAGACCATGAACTTACAGAAAACAGGAAAAATAGACAAAGGATGGGGCTTCGAAGTACTGTGGGCAAACAATGATAAGTTTTCCGGAAAGCTTCTAGTGTTTCCCAAAGCAGGCGCAAAGACCAGCATGGTATTCCATAGAGACAAACGCAAGAGCTGGTTTGTCAATGCAGGAAGATTCAAGATCACTTTCATTGACATACAGTCTGGATCGATGAACGAAGCTGTTCTTGAAGAAGGCAAGACTGTGGATCTCGCAGAGCTAGGACCACATCAACTAGAAGCTCTAGTTGATAACAGCATCATATTTGAAGTTGGTACTACAGACTATGTGGAAGATCGATTTAGGCTTGCACCCGGTGATACTCAAAAACTTCCTTCAGAGCATGGATCAGCTGATCCATCATAGTATCTGAATGATACGGTGTAGGTGCAAAACGTAAACGTTCTGTGCCTACATCAACTGTAGGATAGTTGATAGGCTGTACATAGATGTTATGTTCGTTTAACAGTCTATCACTCATTGTCTTACATTTCTTAGCTTCCCCCACCCGCACAGGTACTATGTGAGTGGTCGTGCATTCCATCAGCGGAAGGTCGTTAGTGACTAATAGATTTTTCAGTTTGGCAGCACGTTCTTGATGCTTGACTCTGATTTCGTTGTGTTCTTTGAGATACTTTACAGCAGCCATAGCACCAGCGCAGGCCACAGGTGACATTGAAGTAGTGAATATAAAACCAGCGGCCACAGAACGTATAGCATCAACTATTTCTGTTTCAGCAGCGATATAGCCACCTTGGACTCCGAATGCTTTGCCCAGCGTGCCGTTGACTATGTCAATCCGATCCTGTAGACCTAATTCTTCAACCTTGCCGCCGCCATGTTCTCCATATAAGCCCACAGCATGAACTTCGTCTATATAGGTTATGGCCTGATACTTGTCTGCTAGATCGCAGATTTCTTTAATCAATCCAACATCACCGTCCATGCTGTAGACACTTTCAAAGACAATACAGGGTACCTGTCCCGCTAGTTTGACAGCACAGAGGATGTCCTCTAAGTGATTGAGATCATTGTGTCTGAAAACAGTTTTAGCTGCTTTACTGTGACTGATGCCTATGATCAAACTGTTGTGATTGTTTGCATCAGAGACAAAGTGTATATTAGGTATGATCTTTGACAGTGCGATCAATGTCCATTCGTTGGCAACATAAGCAGAGCTGAATAATAAACTGCGTGGTTTATTATGTAGGGTGGCTAGTTCATGCTCAAGGGCTACGTGATAATGGCTGGTACCTCCGATGTTCCTTGTACCGCCCGATCCTGAGCCAGTTTGATCCAGGGCTGTGTGCATGGCATCAATAACTACTTTGTGTTGGCCCATGCCTAGATAATCGTTTGAACACCAATTTACGATGTTCTTGATATTGTAAGGGCCATACCATATTGCATTAGGGAAGTCACCGCGCTCACGAACGATATCGTTGAAAACCCTGTATTTTCCTGATGCTTTTAAATCAGTTATCAGTTGTTTGAATGGATTAAGATCTATCATAAACTTATTTAACACGATAAATATCATACTATGGACACAATCAAAATCAACGTACCCGCTTTTATTAGACTGATCGAACTTGCCCGCGAGGAAGTTAAGAATGATGCCGATCTTCACGATATGGCAGAAATTGTTACAAAGTTAACTCAGGAACACGGTGTAGTTACAATGGATCACTACAAGACCATCGTAAAATACATGAGGACCCAAGGAACTACCGACGAGCTAGAACAGATCAAGAAATTAGGCGGATTTTAAATGCGAGTGACAGAAATCATAAGGGAACTTCTCGATGCCATTGACAGCATTGAGAAAGGCCAGCCTGTTGATTCTGCAGAAGAACAGGGATATTCGGAAAAAGATATCAAACGATTCCGACAGATTTCAGATCTAGTTGACACTTCTGAAAAAACTATCGCTAATAGACCCAACGAACAATATGCAGACATCGATGCTGTTACTGTTGATGCAGGAGCAGATAGCATGAACGGCACTAAACATCCAGCAGATATACGAGGCGAACATCCCAGCCTATATCCCGGAACTGTTTATGGAGCGAAATAATGGCTACTATAAATTATTGGGGACTTTCCGGAGTTAAGGACAGTGTTACTGTATCTCTTACAATCACTATCGACCAGTTGATCACGGCCATAGCTGCCGATGAAGGACTGCCCACTGACTATTATAAAATCAGTGTATTGAATAATCCAATCTTAAACGATACTACCTACGGTGACAGCAGTTCTACACTAACAGCTATCGGTATCGTTGACGGCGATACGGTTCTTTGTACACCCAATCAAGTAGGAACTAAAGAAGATCGTCAAATACAAAAATTAGAAATAGCTGCCAAAGCTCGAACAGCAGATGGTAATCCGAGAGATACCTATGATATTACTGAATTACCAACACAGTACGATGGCAATCTTGTCGTCGACAATCCAAACGTAGGCGGGCTTCAAGAAGGTCGTCCTTGGAATTAATCTATGGCAGTTAACGGACAACGTCTTAATCCTAGAGAACAGCCCTGGGATACTACAAATTACGATCATCCTAAAGATCCCAATCTTCAGGAACTACACCGTGCTATGGATTATAGCGCCGTTGGTGAGCCACTGCTGAGAGTCAACAACGTTGGCGGTGTGACCTATAATGATGCTGGCAATATATCAGCCAGCATAGACGCATTTGGTCGTATGCGTGTCAGCACACCGTATACGTTGTTTGATGGTAATCTACGTTATAGAGACAATACTTTCAAGTGGGACCAATCAGACGTGGGTAGTGCAACGTCTACATTTCTACCAAATGAAAGTTCTGTATTAATGACTGTAACAGGCAACGGCGACTCCTGCATTAGACAGAGCAAACAAGTTTTTAGTTATCAACCGGGTAAGAGTTTAATGACACTGGCTACTTTTGTTATGACGACTCCTACAGCGGGTCTGCGTCAGCGTGTAGGTTACTTTGGCGCACAGAACGGCGTATACTTTGAAGCAGATGGGACTACACTAAATCTAGTGATTAGAAAATACACCAACGGTTCAGTCGATGATACTACAGAAAAAATTCCTCAAAGCCAATGGAATGTAGATAGATTAAATGGACAAGGCGGACAGAATAATATTAGTGGTCTTACCTTAGATGTCAGTAAAGCACAGATATGGTGGTGCGATGTTGAATGGTTAGGTGTTGGTTCTGTGCGATGCGGATTTGTTATCAACGGACAGTTTATTATCTGCCATATATTCCACCATGCTAATATTTTAGACAAGGTCTACATGACTACTGCCAATCTACCTGTTCGCTATGAACTTACTTCGACGGGTTCCGCAGGTACTATGCGAGCCATATGTTCATCAGTTCTGTCTGAAGGCGGTTATGCTAATCGCAGTCAAAGTCGTTCCATAGCCACTGCCCTTACAGGCAGAGAACTTAGCAATACCGTTTATCGTCCTATTATCTGTTTAAGATTAAAATCTGCTAACATTGACAGTGTTGTTGTCCCTACCAAATTTGATCTCTATGGTCTTCAACAGGCTGGATTCATCTATAAGATAATACTAAATCCTACTCTAACTGATGCCAACTGGACATCAGCAGGCACAGACAGTTCAATAGAGTATGATCTATCAGCCACTGCTTTATCAGGCGGTGTTACAGTTGATCAAGGTATATTTGTTGGCGCTCCCAAAGGTGGAGCAGCCAGCGTCAGCAGTAATGATGTAGACTTCAGTCAGCAGTTGGGCAGAACCATAGCAGGCGTATCAGATATATGGTGTTTGGCCGCAATATCAACATCTAACAATGACGATGTAGCAGCCTCAGTGAGTTGGCAGGAGCACGGATAATGTTGAAAAAATATATAAACATCGTAGAAGCAGCCAACAAAGGTTGTCCTATTGCCACACATGACATAGATGTCAATTTAAAAAATCGTCAGAAGGCCATAGACGAATATCACTACGGTCCTGCTAATCCCGATGAACCAGAATCATATTGGAAGGAAGCAGCCCGTCGTTGGGGCATCACTGAAAAAACAGCCAAGACAATGCGTTGCGGTAACTGTGCTGCCTTTGATGTTTCAGACAAGATGTGGAAGTGTATCGAAGATGGTATCAAAGGTGATGAGAAAGCTGTAGACAGTATGGCCACTATCCACAAAGCAGACTTAGGCTACTGTAACTTTTTACATTTTAAATGCGCCGGAACTCGTTCGTGTTCAGGCTGGGTAACTGGAGGAGCGATAGATGACAAAGACAGAACCATTTGAGTTTACATGCAATCACTGTAAACATACTGCACACTGCGGTCACAGTTGTTTAGATGAAACCTGTGACCACTGTTCGGAATGTGCTTGCATCCATTGTCAAGCACAGGAAGTAGGCGAAGAATAATGTTTCGCAGACATCAAATTACCTTGATGTCAAATCCTAGTTGTACGCTGAGAGCGGAATCTCTAGAAGCGAAAGATTTTCAATATTACGACAAAGACGGATTTGAACTGAACATCGCAGAACAAAAGTTTTATTCTGCAATGAATCTTCCTATACACTATCAGATACTGAATCATAACTGTTGGCAGGAACCTTGGTTTGAATTAGAAAAACCTTTGGATAATCTAGTGTTAGATCACAGTATGTTTCTGTGTAGATGCAGCTATGAAAGAGAAGCAGAAGAACAATTAAAAGAACTAAAGTCTAAATTTCCTATGGCAGATTTACTGTTAAAGACCAAGAGGAAATGGGGATTTGATTTCGCACTAGATGCAGTGGCAGAAGATGGCACAGTCTTCGAAGTTCTGCACGTTGAATATGATACCTATGATTACGAACATTTTAAAAATCGTATGATGAATTTCGAATGGACGGTAAGACACACTGATTGGCAGGATGCCGCCGATCGTATTTGGGAGCAGCGAGATCAATGGCAGGCCCTTAAAGGCTTTGATCAGAACCATTGGAAATCTAATTTTTTAATCGGTTGGTCAAAAGCCGAGTACACTGAAAAGACCATATAAATATAGTATATTATTATCGAGGAATTACAATGAAATTCTACTTATTTTTAGCCCTTGTTGTCGCAGCCATAGCTCCGGCTCATGCACAAAAGGCACCACAAGGCGTTACATACGATGCACAAATTCTAAGGGTAAATGACGGCGACACAGTAGTAATCAGTGCGCCGTTTCTTCCTAAGCCGCTTAAACCTGAACTTGCCATCCGAATCTACGGAGTTGACACTCCAGAAAAAGGTTTCAGAGCTCAATGCCCAAGCGAAGACCAACGAGGACAAGCCGCCACAGCTTTTACCAAGAATGCAGTTGCATCTACACAAAAGCACCAAGTCACCATATATGGTTGGGATAAGTTTGGAGGTAGAGTTTTAGGTGACATGATCCTAAATGGTGTTAGCCTACGTGCTGAATTAATTCGTAACGGCTTTGCCCGTGAATATTTTGGCGAGGCAAAGCAGAGCTGGTGTAATTAAAATGCGTCCTGAATCTTATCAAATATTTGCACAGTTACTAGAGGGTTATGTAAACGAAGCCTCTACATCCCTGGACCTTATTTCTAGTAATCCTGGAGGCAAAGAAGTTATTATCAAACTGCACAAAGATATGCAGTTGGCACACGATCAAGATTATCGTCAAGTAGATAAGATCTCATGGTCGGATCTCAAAGGTTCCTATCAAGGAGCTTGGGTGATTATTAAAGGCGCCCAAGGAACAGGAGCTATCAAAGCTCGAGGCGATACCTATGAAGCTGTAGCCAGTTCGGGCGGAGAACCTAGAATAGTCAAGGACAGTCGCGGTGGAAATATTTTAGATTTTCTCAAGGGCGAAATAGGTAAACTACAAAAGTTCTATGTAGGCAAAGGTTCTAAGACTGTAGATGATAAAAGAAGGAAACGTGCCGATGCTAAACAGGGAACTTCAAATGAAGTTACTGTAGATACATTAACAAAAAAATTCAAACCTCTCTGGGGAAGAGCTATAGAATCTGCTATGGCGGATATTAAAGGATACATCGCTAATCAAATCAAGAATGATGCATTTGATAAAGCCGAGAAAAAACTCAGCCAAGTTAGAAATTTACAAAATGCACTAGATTCTCTAGAGTCGGGAGAATCAGATGTTCCTAACAGTGTATCTCAAGCAATTAATACAGCAGTGCTGATGGCTGCAAGTCATCACTATCCGGAGCAGACAGGCAACATTACCAGAGCCTACAGTAGAGGTTACAATGCACAGTTCAGCGAAGGACCGAAACAATTATTGCAAGACATAGCCGGCGGCGATCAAAAGAAACTAGGTACAGTTTTAGGATTCTTTAAAAGGACATTGATATCAGGATGAAATTCAATCATATTATCCAAG